TATGCCGGGCGTTTCCATCACAGCAATCATCCGGTCATGAACTGGATGATGTCTAACGTTACAGTAAAACCGGACAAAAACGACAATATCTTCCCGAATAAATCCACGCCGGAAGCCAAAATCGACGGCCCTGTTGCGCTTTTTACAGCCATGAGCCGCTTTCTGGTAAATGGTGGGGGCGTGAATGACTTTCTGTCCACGCTTGATCCTGATGAGGACCTGTTAATTCTGTGAAACAGCTTATTACTGATATGACCGGGCTGATCGGTTTCGGTTTGCTCACTGCTGGCGTTTATCTTTATGCAGGTCTGCCAGCGTCTCTGATGCTGTCTGGCTGTTTGTTGCTGCTTTATGCACTGGTGGTGTCCATGAGGAGAAAGCATGCTTCTTGATGCTCTGTTTCGCAGTGAGCCTCTGGAAAATCCCTCGGTTCCGGTAACCGGAGAGGCCGCTGAGACGGATAATATTTTTGCCCGGGATGTGTATGTCAGTCCGGAAACATCCATGAAGCTGGCTGCTGTCTATGCCTGTATTTATGTTATTTCATCCAGTGTGGCTCAGATGCCCCTGCATGTGATGCGAAAAACGAATGAGCATGTTCAGCCGGCACGCGATCATCCGTTGTTCTGGCTCGTTCATGATGAACCTAATGCCTGGCAGACCAGCTATAAGTGGCGGGAACTGAAGCAGCGTCATGTGCTGGGGTGGGGCAATGGTTATACGTGGGTAAAACGTAATCGTCGTGGCGAGGTTACCAGTCTTGAATGCTGTATGCCATGGGAAACCACGTTACTTAATACTGGTGGGCGTCATACCTACGGGGTGTATAACGAAGAGGGGGCATTTGCGGTAAGTCCGGACGATATGATCCATATCAGGGCGCTGGGAAACAATCAGAAAATGGGACTGAGTCCGATCATGCAGCATGCTGAAACCATTGGTATGGGAATGAGTGGTCAGCAGTATACCAGTGCTTTTTTTAACGGTAATGCCCGTCCTGCCGGGATTATCTCTGTGAAAAATGAACTGAACGAACAGAGTTGGAGCAGGCTCAAGAATATGTGGCAGCGGGCGGTGACAGCGCTTCGCAGTCAGGAAAATAAAACCATGCTGCTGCCTGCGCAACTGGATTACCGTGCCCTGACAGTTTCTCCGGTGGATGCTCAGATCATTGATATGACCAAGCTGAACCGGTCGATGATTGCCGGAATTTTTAATGTCCCGGCGCACATGATTAATGACCTGGAAAAAGCCACATTTTCGAATATTACACAGCAGGCGATTCAGTTTGTTCGCTACACGATGATGCCCTGGGTTGCGAACTGGGAGCAGGAGCTTAACCGTCGCCTGTTTACCCGCACAGAACGGGCTGCCGGGTATTACGTTCGTTTCAACCTTACAGGATTGCTCCGCGGGACTCCACAGGAGCGTGCGCAGTTTTATCACTTTGCCATTACAGATGGCTGGATGAGCCGGAATGAAGCCAGGGCATTTGAGGACATGAACCCGGTTGATGGTCTGGATGAAATGCTGGTCAGCGTAAATGCAGCAAATCCGTTGAATGATTTTAAAGATACGAAAGGCAAAGAGGAAAAGAACGATGAATGACCGTGAAACGCGCTGTTACTGCGGGGAAGTGCGGGCAGAACAATATGATAATGCCCCGACTCATATTTTGGGGTATGGCTCGGTATTTAACAGTCGTTCAGAACCTCTGTGGGGATTTCGTGAAATCATCAAGCCGGGGGCTTTTGACGACGTGCTGAATGATGATGTACGTGGCTTGTTTAATCATGATCCTAATTTCATTCTCGGACGAAGTTCTGCCGGCACGTTGTCATTATCAGTGGATGAACGTGGTTTGCGTTATGACATTGTTGCACCGGATACGCCGACGATTTGTGACCTGGTGCTGTCACCAATGTTGCGTGGTGACATTAATCAGTCCTCGTTCGCGTTTCGCGTCGCCCGTGATGGAGAGAGCTGGTATGAAGACGACGAGGGGATTGTTATCCGGGAAATCACGCGCATTTCTCGTCTGTATGACGTCAGCCCGGTGACATATCCGGCCTATCAGGACGCAGACTCTGGTGTCCGCTCAATGAAAGCCTGGCAGGAAGCGCGGGCGAGTGGTGCGCTGAAGAAAGCTGTTAACGAACGAATGGCGCGTGAGCGTCTTTTGACCCTTCTTAATGCATAAGGATACTACTGACGATGAAACTTCATGAGATGAAGCAAAAACGAAACACCATTGCAAAGGATATGCGTGCACTGCATGAAAAAATTGGTGATAACGCATGGACTGATGAGCAACGGGCAGAGTGGAACAGGGCGAAAGCTGAGCTGGATGCGCTGGATGAGCAAATCGCCCGTGAAGAAGAGTTGCGCCGTCAGGATCAGGCATATGTGGATGAGTCCGGGCCGGAAGAGCGCCAGAATAATGAGGCGGAGAACGGGAAAAAGGCGGTGGAAGAGAAGCGCGCTGCGGCATTTAACCGTTTTCTGCGTGCCGGATTTGCAGAACTGAATGCTGAAGAGCGTAATCTGATGCGTGAACTGCGGGCTCAGAGTGTAACAACGGATTCTCAGGGCGGATATACGGTGCCCACGCAGATGCGTAACAAAATCATTGACACCATGAAGGCTTATGGCGGGATTGCCAGTGTGGCGCAACTTCTGACCACATCAACCGGGCAGGATATCACCTGGTCAACGTCTGATGGCACGACTGAAGAGGGCGAACTGCTGGCGGAAAATACAGCCGCAACGGAACAAGATGTGACGTTCGGGACCGCTATTCTGGGGGCTAAAAAGCTGTCATCAAAAATAATTCGTGTGTCCAATGAGCTGCTCCAGGATAGTGGGGTGGATATTGAATCTTATCTGGCAAACCGTATTGCCCAGCGTATTGGTCGTGGAGAGGCAAAATATCTGGTTCAGGGGACCGGAACGGGATCACCGTTACAGCCAAAAGGGCTGGCAGCGTCGGTGACGGGAACCATCCAGACTGCAGCCTCTGCCGCTTTCACCTGGAAAGAAATGAATGCCCTGAAACATGCCATTGATCCGGCATATCGTGGTGGGCCGAAATACCGCTGGGCATTCAATGATGCCACATTGCAGACTATTGAAGAGATGGAGGATGGACAGAAACGCCCGTTATGGCTGCCGGATATTGCAGGCGGTACGCCGGCTACTGTGCTGGGGATCCCTTATGTTATTGATCAGGCTATTGACGGGATTGGTACCGGAAAAAAATTCATTTTCCTGGGGGATTTCAACCGCTTTATCATTCGCCGCGTTACTTATATGGAACTGAAACGTCTGGTTGAGCGTTATGCTGAGTTTGATCAGGTGGCATTTCTGGCTTTCCATCGTTTTGACTGTGTGCTGGAAGATGTGGCAGCCATCAAGGCGCTCACTGGCAAATAACCACTCGTTGTTCAGTTACAGACCGCGCCGACGCGGTTTTTTTATGCCCGCACAGTGTTGCGGGCAGGAGTTTCTGATGGCAGCAATAGTGGAAAAACTCAGGGCGCAGTGCCGTATTGATACAGATGATGCAACTGATGATGAGTTACTGATGCTGTATTTCCGGGCTGCCTGCCGCAAGGCAGAAAATTTTATCAACCGTAAGCTTTATGAGGAGACGGTGCCGGAAGGTGATCCTGAAGGGGTGCTTATAGCTGATGATGTTTTGCTGGCGCTCATGTTGCTGGTCGGGCACTGGTACGAAAACCGGGAAAATTCCTCAGATGTCAGCAAGGCACCAGTCCCGTTTGGTTTTTCTTCTCTGCTGGAGCCTTATCGTTTTATTCCTTTGTAGGAGGAGGCATGCAGGCGGGCAGATTACGTGATCGCGTAATTATTCTGAATGTCACCACCGCCCGCTCTCCGTCAGGGCATCCGGTGGAGACGGTGACGGAGGGAGCTACCGTATGGGCAGAAGTTAAGGGTATCAGCGGGAGGGAGATAATCTCAGGCGGAGCAGAAACCGCTCAGGCTACGGTCAGAGTCTGGATGAGATTCCGGCGCGATGTGACAGCGACTTCACGTCTGAAAGTGCTGACCGGTGCATTTAAAGGGGCCATTCTGGGTATAGAAGGTCCACCAATACCGGATGCACGCGCTACCCGGCTTGAAATACTCTGCAGCCTGAAGGGGAATGTGTGATGGATTTCAGTCTTGATTTTTCCGGCCTGGCGGATATTGCACGGGATCTGGAGACGCTCAGCAGGGCAGAAAACAATAAGGTTCTGCGCGATGCCACCCGTGCCGGTGCTGAAGTTATGCGGGATGCAGTTGTTGAACGTGCGCCGGAGCGAACCGGGAAACTGAAGAAAAATGTGGTTGTTCTCACGCAGCGTTCAAAGCGTCGGGGAGAAATTATCTCGGGTGTCCACATTCGCGGACGGAACCTGCGAACCGGAAACAGTGATAACAGCATGAAAGCCAGCGATCCCCGAAATGCGTTTTACTGGCGCTTTGTGGAGCTGGGAACGATAAACATGCCCGCGCATCCATTCATTCGCCCGGCTTTCGATACGACAGAGGAGCTGGCGGTGCAGGTTGCCATACAGCGAATGAATCAGGCTATTGATGAGGTCTTAAGTAAATGAGGGAAGCCACACTGTATTCCCTGCTGTCTCAACTGGCCGGAGGACAGGTTTATCCTTATGTGGTCCCGCTGACGGAGGGAAAGCCTGCGGTATCCCGCCGTGGCTGGTGTTTTCTGTGGTGTCTGACACGGCGTCTGATGTGCTTGATGGTCAGGCTGAATCCAGAATTACCGTGCAGATCGATGTCTGGGCAACGGTGCCTGATGACGCAGATGATATCCGAGAACAGGCGCTTGATGCGGTAAGGCAACTTGTACCCTCCGTTATTTCTAAAACGCAGGGTTATGATCCTGATTCCCGTCTGAGCAGAGCCACG